AGGTATTGCGGAGGGTTTAGAACAAGCCTCTGAGGTTATCAACGAAACATTAAACAAATTAAATGAAGAGGATGAATGACCATGTCTCATCAACATGCTACCGAATACAAAGACGGATCTACGGATTCAATCGTGACAACTGAACAACTACCAATTCCATTAAATTGGAAAGTTCTAGTCCAACCCCATCAAGTGCAAATGAAGACAAGAGGTGGATTACATCTGCCTACAATCTCCAAAGACAATGAGGAGTATTTAACTGCTCATGGTCGAATTGCTTCTATGGGTGATCTTGCGTTTAAAGATCGTGATACTGGAAGCTCGTGGAAGATGAATATTCCACAAGTTGGTAATCGAGTTACTTACGGCAAATACTCAGGTCAAAAAGTAACAATCAATGGTGTAAGATTTCTTTTGCTGAATGACGATGAATTAACGTCAATTCTACCAGAAGATGTCGATGTCACCGCTTACTTAGCGCAATAACTTGGAAGGACGCTACCATGGCAAATGAAGATGTAATCAATGAAATTGAAGATGAGATCAAGAAGGCGAAAGGTGAGCCTGAAGATTTTCAAATTGAAATAACGGATGATCCTGTTGAAGAAGTGAAGGACATCGTTGAAGAAGAAAAAGCAGCGAGTGAAGGCCAAGAAGAGGATTACGGCCCCAAAGTCCAAAAGAGGATTAAGAAACTTGTTGACCAGCGAAGACAGGCTGAGATCCAAGCTAGACAAATCCAAGAGCAGAACGCCCAGCTCAATGCAAGGCTTGCTCGACTAGAACAGGGGTCTGCTCAGAACAGCGAGAAGGCTTTCAATCAACGCTACAGCCAAACCAAGGCTGCTTTAACTAAGGCGGTTGAGGAGGGTGACACAGAAGCTCAAGTTAACTTCCAAGAGCAAATGGCTGATATGCGAGCTGCTATGCGTATTGCAGAAATGCAGAAGCAACAAAGGTCGCAACAAGCTCAGTCTCCAACTGTTGGCAGAGCACAGCAAGCTGTACAGAACCCAACTCCTGAAAAAGCCAAAGGTTGGTGGGAGCAAAATCGTTGGTTTAATACTGGTGGTTTTGAGCGAGAAACAGCTATGGCTAGGTCTATTGATGTCCAACTTGATTTAGAGGGATATGATAAAGATTCTGATGAGTATTATCAGGTTTTGAATAATCGTTTACAAAAAGTATTTCCTGAGTTAAACTCCAACCCAAGTCCAAGTAAGGCTAGAACAAAAAGTAGACAACCAGTTGCGCCAACTACAGGCGGTTCATCTTATAAGGGCAGTAACAGAGTGCGTATGTCGCAAGATCAACTTAGGATGGCTCGTGAACTTGGAATTACAGATGAATCAAGTCTTAAAAAATACGAGGCTGAAATCAAACGTCAGCAAAGGAGCCAGTCATGACTGAGAAAAGAAACGTGCGAGCAAACGAAACTCGAAATTCCATGCGTGATGAGCAATCTCGCCCAGAAACTGCATGGAAACCACCATCATTGTTGGATGCACCAGAACCTCGTCCAGGTCACACTCAACGATGGATTGCTACCTCGATTCAGGGTAAAGAAACTCCAGACAACGTATACAAACGTATGCGTGAGGGATGGAGCCCACGCTCTGCCGATAGTGTGAAGGATGCGTTGTTTCCAACCATCAATCACGGACAATGGGCAGGATCAGTTGGAATTGAAGGAATGTTACTCTGCGAAATGCCTATAGAAAAACATAGGCAGATGAAAAATTATTATAATAATAAGAGCGTAGAGGCAAACCAGTCAGTTGCAGGAGATCTTGATGCGTTAGGACGAAAAACAGGACAACCAATCTACCAAGATCGGAAGTCCACTTCGAGCCGTGGCAGAGATCTCTCTGTCATGGATGATTAAAACTTTACGCTGAAAAGGAGCGAATAATGGCTAATGTTGATGCAGCCTTTGGGTTTGTCCCAATTCGCCATATGAGTGGTAATGCACCTCGCACGAATAAGTACACTATTGCTAGTGGTCTTGCTGAGAACATCTTTACAGGTGACTTAGTAATTCTGATTAACACTGGTTTGCTTACTCCGCACACAGCTGGAGAAACCAATAACATTGGTGTCTTTGCTGGGGTTTCTTATACCGCATCAGATGGCTCATACGTTTATAGTGAATACTGGCCTACAGGCACAGTCGCTACAGACATCGTAGCATATGTATATGATGATCCATATACTGTGTATAAAGTTCAAAGTGCAGGATCACCTGCTCAGACTAATGTCGGTAATTGTGCTGATGTTGTTGCTGGGGCAGGATCAACTGTAACTGGACAATCTGGATTTGAATCAAGTGGCACAATGGCTGCAGGTATCGCTACCTGTAAGATTGTTGGCTTGTACGATGCTCCAGACAACGCATTCGGCGCGAACGCTATCATTGAGGTACTCATAAATGAGCACATCCTTGGTACGAACGTAGCTGGTATATAAGGAGGGTATGAACAATGGCTATGAATAGAGCACAATTTGCCTCCATGCTGGAGCCAGGACTGAATACTCTTTTTGGTCTTGAGTATGACAGTTATCCACCAGAGTATTCCGCTGTTTTTGAAGCGAATACTTCAAACAAAGCATACGAAGAAGATCTTCTTCTTCAAGGCTTTGGATCTGCACCAACTAAAGATGAAGGTGCAGCAATTAGCTATGATAGTGGGAGCCAGCAATGGACAGCTCGCTATCAGCACGAAACGGTTGCTTTGGCATTCTCACTTACTGAGGAAGCTGAAGAAGATGGTCAGTATGGCTCAATCGCTTCTCGCTATACCAAAGCTCTCGCTCGCTCAATGGCTTCCACTAAGGAAATCAAAGCTGCGAATGTTTTGAACAACGCACAGACTGCTGGTTTCACAGGTGGTGACGGTGTTGTACTTTTAAGTGCATCTCACCCAACTACTAATGGCAATCAGTCTAACGTGTTAGCAACTGCTGCTGATTTATCTGAAACTTCACTTGAATCCATTCTTATCCAAATTTCGGATATGAAAGATGATCGTGGACTACGGATTGCTGCACAGGGTACACAGTTGATTATTCCAACTGCTTATACCTTTGTTGCAGAGCGTTTGTTGGAATCACAGCTCCGCACAGGAACTGCTGATAACGATATTAATGCAATAAAATCAGGTGGTTACCTGCCAAAAGGATATCACATTATGCGAAGGTTGTCAGACTCTGACGCATTCTTCGTGCAGACAGATGTTCCTGATGGACTGAAAATGTTCCAACGCTCTCCTCTCAAGAAGGGCATGGAAGGTGACTTCGAGACTGGTAATGTTCGCTACAAAGTTCGTGAGCGATACTCGTTTGGAGCAACCGACTGGCGTGGCATATTTGGCACAGAAGGTGCTGCATAATACTACTGGGGGAGGGCATTAGCTCTCCCTCAACTTTTAATCCTGACAGCGAAAGCTGACTTATCCCAGACAGGAGATTAACATGGGTAACACTACATTTACAGGGGCAGTACGCTCCGAAAACGGTTTTCAAGACGTAACCAAAAATGCAACAACTGGTGCTTACACCACAAATTCCACATACAATAATGACGCTACTATTGGTGGAAACTTAACAGTTGCTGGTTCTGTATTTTCAGGTGGGATGCCCACTTTAGGTGGACTTACTGTAACGGCTAAAGCCACATCTGGCACTGTTTCTTATGTTGCTGGAATTAACATAAATCCATTCACTGGAGGAGCACAACAGATTACCACTCTCCCAGCTGCGACAGTTGGCGTTGTGTGTATCCACGCTCAGTCGGTAGACACTACTGGGGGAACTGCTTTCCTTAGTTTTGACTGTGCAGGTAGCGATGCTTATGAAACAGGTAGTATTATGGAGAGTCGTACAAGTGCTGCAGTCACGTTTGATGCGTCCACTGCTGGGGAGACTTTATTAAAGTACACTCCTGCTAACGCAACAACGAACTTGATGAGCATTGGTTCTTACATCTACTTCACTTGCACAACAGCAGGTTTGTGGAATGTATCGTATAACCTTCAGCATCTTGGCGCGGGTACTACTGGTACGTTTGCTTTCGCAGCCTAATGTTTAATTTGGTGGGGTTAACGCCCCACCTATATTTTATAGGAGATTAACATGGGCGTACAAACAGACGTACAAGTCAAATTTATAGCTGATGAGAATGCAGCCGATCCAGATCGGTTGGTTACAGCAGCTAGACCGAATACATCAGCAACAATGGCAGCGACTACCTTCTCTGGTGGCGGTGCTAGAAATGTTACTGTCACAACGACAGCCACGAATGACAATGCTAAAACTTGCACCATTACAGGAACAGATGTTTTCGGTAATGCAATAACTGAAGTAATCACTTCGACAAGCTCTGCGGAAACTGTAGCAGGCGCTAAACTATTCTTGACCGTTAGCGCCGTGGTATGCTCTGCCCAATATGCGGCAAACATTACTGTCGGCTCTGGATCGCTATGTGCAAGCGCGGTTGCTGGTGGTGGTCGTACAAGGCTGAAAGGCTACTCAATTGTATCGGCAGGCACAGCAGGGCTGGTTGATTTCTTTAATGGTACGCCAGACAGTGGTACTATTATATTTAAAGCTCAAACAATCGGCACTGATAACTTAACTCTGGACAATACTATTCCAGATGAGGGCATGTTATTTAAGGCTGGCTTATCTGTAAAATATACCGTTGCCACAGTCGTGCTGATGAACGTGTTCTTCGCGTAGGGGAAATAAATGGCGACTTCAAACACAGTAGCGTTTCGCCCCGATGTTGAAGAAATCATCGCGGAGGCTTACGAGCGGTGTGGGATCGATCCACAAACGCAAACAGGATATAAGGCTGTGTCAGCAAGGCGCAGCCTAAACTTGTTGTTTAGTGAGTGGGCCAACAGGGGTATCAATTACTGGGCGGTGAAGCAACAGACGCTGACGCTGGTAAACGGCCAGACAACGCCGTACACGCTCCCCGAAGGCACTATAGACATTATGGACGCCGTCATTCGCGACAGCGCAGGCACAGACACCTCTGATCAAATTGTTAACCGTGTGTCGATTGCGGATTATAACCAACTGCCAAACAAAACATCTCTGGGCAAGCCGTCACAATACATGTTGGACAAGCAATACACGCCCCTGCTTTACATATGGCAGATACCAAACAGAACAACGTACAGCTTAAATTATTGGTCAGTAAACCAGCTAGATGATATTACGAAAAGCGATCAGGAAGCTGACGTGCCGTATCGATGGTCTGACTGCATATGCGCGGGGCTGGCAAGCAAGCTGGCGTTGAAAAACGCCCCAGACAGATTTCAAATATTAAACGAAATCTACGAGAGGGCATTCACGTTTGCGGCGGCGTCCGACAATGATGGCGTCAGCTTGAGGGTTCAGCCAACTGCGCTGAATTTATCCTGATGGCAAAATACGCACGGGGCAAAAAATCTCAGGCGATTAGCGACAGGAGCGGCCTTCGGGTTCCCTATACGCAATTAAAAACGACTTGGGACGGCCTGCGCGTATCTCCAGAAGATTGGGAACCAAAACAACCGCAGCTTACGCCTGCTAAAAATGTTGTTGATGCTACGGCCTTATTTAATCCACGGCCAGATACTGATCCAGAAAATGTTAAAATATTTATTGGTTTTAATTACGACCCATTTCTAGACCCAAGGCAAAGACCAAGCATTGGAGTTCATGGAAAATCTAATGTTGGATTTATTGGAATTACTTCGACTAACACTACACAAACTGGCGTTGCTGGCACAGCAAATGTTGGCAATGAATCTTTGTTTGTTGAATCACAAATTAATGTAACAGGAGCAGCAGGAACAGGCAGCGTTGCTGGCACTGTCCCAGTAGAGCTTAATGCTATTTCAACAGGCGTTGGTGGCACAGGAGCTATCGGAAGCGAGGCACTTATAGGCTCTGCAACTGCAACGGGCGCTGGCGGCACGGGCGCTGTCGGAAACGAAAGTGTTCAAATACTTGGCTGGGGCAATGCTGGCTGGGGAGAAGATGGATGGGGCGAATAAAATGAGCTACACAACACTAAAGGCCAACATTCAAAATTTCTTGGAAGATGACTCGACAGAGTTTGTCGCGTCGATTGACACGATCATAGCGCAGGCCGAAGAAATGATTTTTCAACGGTTGCCAAATATGCCGTGCTTTCGGCAGACATCTTCTGCGGCCAATCTTGTGCAGGGAACTGGAGCATATACAATTCCCACTGCCCGAATGATCCGTCAGGTCTCAATAACTTTGGGAACTGGCGTTGTGGTTTATCTAGATCACAGGATCGATTCTTACATTCGTGATTTCTCGCCTAATCCCGCAACGCAAGGCACACCCCGAATGTATAGCACAAATAGTGCAGGAACCGCTGGGACAGTCATTTCATTGGCACCAACGCCGTCAGCAGTGCTGGCCTACAGCGTGGACTTCATAGCCCCTGAGACGGGACTAAGCGCGGCTAATGCCAATACATGGATCGACACTAACGCGCCTGCGGTTATGCTTGCAGCGGCTCTGTACGAGGCGTCTGCGTTTCTAAAAGCGCCAGAGACGTTGTCACTATACAAAACGCAATTTGACGAGGCGGTGCAATCTCAGGTACAAGAGATGCAACGCGATTACGCAGCAGAATATAACGGAGGCATATAATGGCTATCTCACAGGCGATGTCCACACTTTTCAAAAAAGATGTGTTGCTGGGTGATCACTCACTAGACACAAACGCAATTTACATTGCGCTGTACACCAGCAGTGCAACTCTAAACGCAACGACAGATGGATACATCACTGCCAATGAAGTCGCTAACGGCAATGGCTACACAACAGGCGGCAATGCGCTGGCAAGTAAAGCAGTCACTGAAAACAGCACAAGCGGTATTTTTGATGCGGCTGATCCAGAATGGACAAGCGCAACATTCACGGCCCGTGGCGCACTAATTTACAACAAAACGCTGGGCGATGCATCGTCAAATTCAAGAGGCGCAATTGCCATTCTTGATTTTGGTGGTGACTTCTCTGTTGCAGGCGGTACTTTTAAAATAATTTTTCCTGCCGCCACTGCAAACAATGCCCTC